CGCCATGCGGTACAAGGTTGACACTGCGCAGTGGTAAAGTGGTGACGCGTTGCAGTGGTACAGTGTCAGCACGTTAGCGTGGTACCGTGAGTGCGCGAAGTTAGTTGTGTCTAACTTAGTACCATAGTACTATATAAAATGTTCACAATTTATTTACAATTTGGTCATACGCTGTTCATAACTGACCTATATAATGTACTTAAAGATAAAGGAAAGGGGTACTCAAAAGAGAGTGCTAAAGGTGTATAGTATGAAGCAATATATTGAATTGAATAATAGGACTTTTGAAGTGAAAAAGTTAAAGGGTGAAGTGCACCCTTTGGAATATAGGACTTTGGATGATTGCTATGCCAAGCCTAGTTCATTAAAGAGGGCTATATATGACGATTGGAATAAATGGCTTGTAGAACTTGCGAATTGTGGTCAATCTGGCTATGGCTTATTCACAGTATTGTGTTATAATAGTATGATGTTTACTTTGGGCGCAGAGGTATACAATAAGGTAGGCGAATTAATCGGCTATTTATACATCACTAAAACGAGACAAGAGTTTTGGACTATCTAGTATAGCCGAGTCGGTGCAACTCCGACTCTCTTGTAGCACTGATAGTAATATCAGTAAGTAACAATCAAACAAATACAAAAAGAAATGGAGACAAACAATATGAAGAAGGAAAAAATGATAACACGTACAATTGTAACAACAAATACGGAGATTATGGCTTTTAATCTCGATACAAACGAGGTTATAACGCTTAACGAGTCCTATATCGGCGACTTGAGCGATAAGGAAATTGAAAAGCAGTTTTCTGTTGATTATAACAATAGTGCGAAATTTTTGAAACTTGTAAACGCTGAGAAAACAAGTAAATTATACGGCATTACTGAAAAGGTTTTTCTACAGTACGCTGTAGAACTTGACGAAAATAGAAAAGAGGTGAAATAATATGACATTACAGCAATTAGCATTGGTTATTAAGGATATTAATGATATTATATTAATAAACGTCAATGAGACTGAAGTTTTTGCAATAGATAGTGGTCATGCAGAAAAATTTAGGCATAATAGCTACGCTAATTATGAAGTAGTGAACGTTGATTGTATTAACGCGTGTACTATGGTAATAGCAGTAGATAAAAAAGAGGTGAAATAATATGCTATTGGAAAATTTATATAGAGTGTTATACGAAAATCAGCGAGTAACATTGCAAGATATAAGAGAGCAAAAAACATTATGGCACGGCTTAGTTAGAAATATTCCAGTAGAATATTTAAGTTGGACAGTAGCGGGTGTTATATCTTGTGCAATTAATTTAAATGCTTCGGAAATTAGAATAGATTTAATTTAGCCTAAGTGCAAAGCACACAGCGTGGTGCAAGTCCACGCGTAGGCTTTACAATTGAATAGAGTAAACAATGAAAAGAGGTGAAAAAATGACAAACAATATAAAACTCGGCACGTTAGTCAAATTGAGTGTAACCACTAGTTTTTGGTTGCACGACATCCAATATGATATTGACGAGTTCTACACACGCTCTCAAATATTGGAAAACAAGCAATTATCACGTATGAAAGTGATAAGTTTTAAAGCATTGTCAGGAAAAGAAATGATTTACGTTAAAGTAGAAGAGTAGAAAAGAGGTATAAAAATGTTATTCAAAAATAGAAAAATGTCGCAGACAGAAATTGACGAAATATATGAGGATTTTGTCATAGAAATAGCTACAAAAGTATCTAAAAAGGTAAAAGGAAAAGTTTTCTATGGTTATGCTAGCATAGAAGATATGTGGTACATCATAATCAAATCTAGAGAGTTAGGTGAAAAAAGGTTTTTTCTTGACACGCTTGACTACGATATGCTAACTGGTGTATCATCAAAGGAAATATCAGATAATATAGTTAAGTTTTATAAAGGATTAATAGAGAAGAGGTTTTTTATAATATGACAAATAAAAGAAAACATAAATTAGAGCGAATAATTCGCCAGGAATATAGTCAATTTGAAAACATGTTAATTGGTAAAAATAATAGTATGAGAATAATAACACAGTTATTTAATTTAATAAAGTATAAAATAGAATTTTTATATTTTACAAAAAGAATAGATTATGAAGAAAAAGTATTTATGAAAAAATGTAATTTATTATATATGTATTATTATCATAATATGGTACAACATATTTATAAATAATTTGTACAAGTTTTCGTAAATTTTCGTAATTGCAGAAATCTAAATATGGAAAAGTTCATAAAATGTTCATATTTTAGACATACTGCATTTACATCACTACTGTACTATATAATATGTAAAGAGGTATTACATCTCTTACGATTACGTTTTACTCTATTGGCATACCTGCACTAGTGCTAGACAATACGACATTCACTAGTGCAGACTCCTCAAAAGGTGGTGAACACATGATAGAAACGTTATATGCACAACTCATAACAGACCCTAACACTATAAAGGTCTTGTGCAGAACAGATAAACGTAATGTAACAACAGAAACGATATATCGAGACGATTGCAAAATTATAATTCGCCATAAAGCAGACGATTTTCTTTCCTGTTTAATAGTCAAGAGATAGAAAAAAGCTATCATCAAATAGATTGCAAAGCAAACTTGACTACTACACCTATTGGTGTTACAACTTTATTACATTTAACTTTACAAATTCATAGCACAAAGAAAAGGAGAAAAAACTATGAGAAAACCAATGGTCACACGTACAATTATTTCAACATCTGTCACAGCTTTATGCGTAAATTCACAGACAGCAGAGACATTCGAGCAGGAGTTTACACTTAGTGGTAAAATACTCGAAAAAGACAAGGCTTTAAAGAAAGTATCAAAGCTCTATAACACAGAGGATTGCACTATCGTTGCAATTCGTGAACTTAAAGAAGTCAATGAATTATACGGAATGTATGAAGCAGACTTTATCAAAGGTGCAAAGATACTCGACCCTGCTACACGTAAAGAGATTGAGACAGAGCAGACAGATGTAGAATAAAAAGAAAAGGAGATAAACAATTATGGCAATTACAATTAACACACAGTCAAGAGATTTTACAGAGGTAGAACAGTATTTAATGACATTAGATAGAGGTATTCAGTCATTAAAGAATGTAGAGAACGACACAAGTATTCCAGTGGCAGGCTATCTTACATTCACAGACGAAAAAGAGAACGGAGATAGTGTTGATATTTTATCAATTATTACTCCAGACAATGAAGTATTCTCTTGTCAGTCAGCTACTTTCAAGCGTAGCTTTGATAATATTACTAACATCATGCACGGCAAGCAGTTTAGTATCATTAAAGTTAGTGGTACAACAAAGGCAGGCAGACCTTATATTGACTGTGCACTTGATGTGAAATCAGTAAAATAAAATTTTATCTTTCTGCTGACCCTTGCTATTATGTTAGCAGGGGTCATATTAATTTAGGGAGGAGAAAAAAGTATGGCAAAGAAACGATTTACAAAAAATCAAAAAGCATTACATGATTTAATGCAAGAATATGCTGATAAAGGTGTCGATGTTTCGTACATTGATATTCCTAAAACTATAACACAAAAGTTTTTAAAAGAAACAAGAGAAGATTTAGAACAGAGATTTATTGCACACCAACATGATATTGTAGATACTATTAAAGAAATGTTATATGATTTACCTAATAGTAGATATGTTTATAATCGTTCATATAATAAAATGAATGAAATATCATTGGAAAGCTTTTATTACAAAGCTATATCAATGTTACAAGATAATCTGCAGGAGTTTGGAGAAGCATATTATAAACACTTAAAAGACAATGAAAGTAAAATTATAGAAAATTTAGAAGTAATAGCAGGAGATAGCGAAGATAGTGGGATACGCTCAAATATAGTGCAAGCCTTAGAAATTTTATCTTATAATAATATGTCAAAAGAAATGGAAATTGTCACAAATAATTGGTTAGAAACACTTGCTAATTATAATGAATAAGAAACAAAATGTTAGAAGATTTATGTGTGATTTTGAGACTACAGTTTATAAAGGACAAGTATCAACAGAAGTTTGGGCAAGTGCAAGCGTTGAGTTTTACACAGAAAATGTAAATATTTTTCATTCAATAGACGAGCAGTTTCAATATTTTAAAGCATTAAATTGTGATATAGTTGCTTATTATCATAACTTAAAATTTGATGGAAATTTTTGGATGTCATATTTGCTAACAGAATTAAAGTATGAGCAAGCTATCCATTACTTAAATGATGAACAGACTCAAGCGGAATTTATTAGAATAAAAGACATGAAAAATAAATCTTTTAGATATACAATTTCTGATATGGGTCAATGGTATACATTAACTATTAAAGTTAATAATCACATAATAGAACTAAGAGATAGCTTAAAACTATTACCATTTTCAGTAAAGCAAATAGGAAAATCTTTTAAAACAAAACATCAAAAATTAGACATGGAATACGTTGGTTATAGATATGCAGGATGTAATATAACTGATGATGAAAAACAATACGTAGCTAATGATGTATTAGTAGTTAAAGAAGCACTCGAACAGCTATTCAATGACGGGCATGATAAACTTACAATAGGTTCGTGTTGTATGGAAGAATATAAAAAATCTACTGGTGCTTATGATTATGAAGATTTATTTCCACCACTTGATGAAGTTGCTATTGATAAAAATATTTATGGTTCGTCAAATGCTGACGAGTATATACGTCATAGTTATAGAGGTGGTTGGTGCTATTTAGTAAAAGGAAAAGAAAATATAATTAGACATAATGGTGTGACAGCAGATGTGAACTCTTTATATCCTAGTATGATGCACTCTCAAAGTGGTAATTATTTTCCAATAGGTAAACCATATTTTTGGAAAGGTAATAAAATACCTGATGAAGCTATAGGTGAAAATAAATATTACTTTTTAAGAATAAAAACACGCTTTTATATAAAAGAAAATATGTTACCATTTATTCAGATAAAAGGTAATCACTTATATAAAGGCACAGAGTCATTAACGACTAGTGATATATTAAATAAAGACGGAACATATAATCGTTACTATAAAGATAAAAATGGGAACATACACGACAGTACAGTAATAATGACAGTAACCATGACAGATTACAAATTAATGTTAAAGCACTATGAACTAGTTGACTTTGAAATCTTAGACGGCTGTTGGTTTTATTCTGATATAGGAATTTTTGATAATTACATCAATCATTACGCAGAAATTAAAATGAACAGTAAAGGTGCAAAGCGTACAGAAGCAAAATTGTTTCTCAATAACCTTTATGGTAAACTCGCTAGTAGTTCCAATAGCAGTTTTAAGGTTGCATATGTAAAAGAGGATGAAAGTATAGGCTTCTATATAGTTCCTGCTAATAATAAAAAGGTGGGGCATATAGCAACAGGTAGTGCAATAACATCCTATGCACGGAACTTCACGATAACAGCCGCTCAAAAAAATTACTATGGTGTAGACAAAGCAGGATTTATCTATGCTGACACTGACAGTATACATTGTGACTTGCCTGCTGATAAGATAAAAGGCATAACAGTAGACCCTGTGAAGTTTTGCTGTTGGAAGCTTGAGAGTAGTTGGGATACAGCTATATTCACAAGACAGAAAACATACATAGAACACATAACACATAATGATTTAGTTCCAGTTGATGAACCATACAACGATATTAAATGCGCAGGAATGCCACAGAAATGCAAAGATTTATTTAACAAATCAATGCAGGGTTATGAAGCAAAGGAGAGTGATAATTATACGCAAAGTGAATTAAAATTCTTAGAAACAAAAAGAGACTATAGTGATTTTAAAGTTGGCTTATGTGTTCCCGGAAAATTACTACCAAAAAGAATAAAAGGTGGTGTGTTATTGGTGGACACAACATATGAAATGAGGTGAAACATTATGATAAATAAACTATTAATTATGATACTAAATCATAAAAAGCAAAAATTAGTTTATAGGAATTGTGGCATATGCAATTATCCACTGTCATGTGATTATTGTGACATATACTTTATGCAAAGGGATATTAAAGATGTAATACGTCATTTAAAGGAGGGGAAAATATGATAACATGGTTAGTAGATTTATATTACAGATACAAAGCAAAGAAACATGAAAAAACTTGTAATCATATTTGTTGTTTCTGTAAGTACAGATATGATTGTGATTATTTTACAAGGGAGAGATGAATTAATGAATGATAAAATGGAAAAAGTAGTGCAGGAACTACGCAAAAGATTTAGAGGTTCAATCGAGTTTTATGATGTACCATATACAGAGCAGTATAAAATAGAATATTGTTTGAATGGTTTATATTTATCAAAGTTACTTTCATATGATTTTATAAAGAAAAAAGATACAAGGGAAATTGTATTATCATTAAACATATTAATTGCAACGGACATTCACAATCATTTTTATAAGTAAAGGAGAAAAAATTATGGTAGATAAAAACGAAAAGAATATTATATTTTCACGACTTGTAACTGAAATAATAGAAGATAAATATGACATTTTATTTACATTTAACGTAACATACGTAGAAGATAACTGGAGTAATTTATCAGTTATTTTTAATATTAATAAACATGAATGTAATATAACACAACCTATTAATTATGAAACGCAAAAGATAATTGATTTAGTTGAAGCTATTTCAGATAAAATTAATAAAGCAATTGTTAATAGTTATTTAAAATAAAAAGCAAAAAGGCAGGAGTAAAAACTCTTGCCTTTTCTATATCTATAACTATTGCAGAACACAAGCGCACAGCATTTACGACAATACATACTAGCGTTATCTTCCAAACGTGCTACCTAGCAGTATCAAGTGAACATACAACAGCAGATACCTAATAACTGATAGTCTTGAATAAAACTTCCTTACATTTAAGGTTCTTAAATCTAAAACAACCTTTTTCAAAATAGTATCTTAACTGACTGATAAATAAATCATTCTGCTTTAACATAACATAATTAATATCATGGTCATTAATAGTAACACTTATTTTACTTCTAAATGTACTATCTGCTTTATCATCAATATATAAAAATCCCTGTTCACTAAATTGTTTCACAGCATAATCATGGTTCATATACCTTAGTGTCGCAATATATTTTCCTTTTCCTACTGGTGTATCAATAAAAGCAGTGTTATCATTTAAGTACACATTTTCACTTGAATATGCAACATACTGATTATTCTTAAATGCTCTATTAAAACCGCTCTCTTTTTGTGCTTTACTTGCAGTTTCTATGAAACCACTTTCCAGCACAAAACCGTCTCCTTTTAAGAAATTAGTATCACTGTTTAATCTTTCGGATATTCCCAGTTCTGTATAATAAGGATTGATAATACTGACAGCATTACTTAACATATATACTGGAAGATACCTTGCCTGCTCTCCATGACCTCTTGCTATACTTGTATGTACGCTGATAAATTTTCTTATTTCATCACTGCAATAGTGATTAGTTTCACTTTGAAATTCATCGAATAACATACTATCAGTATCACTAAGTAAGTGACTATATTTTTTCAACTGGTCTGCGCTATTTAAACTTATAGCATAACCACAGTGTTGTTCATTTAAAAACAAACTATGATAGATACCACTTGCACAGCGTTCACTTTCCATAGTGTAATTACTAAAAAATAATGTTTGTAAATCCTTGAAAAACTTATTAGATACATCATCAAGCTCATAGTTGTACCTATAAATTAAACAGAATTTTTTACCATACTTTAGAAATCTGTTGATTAACAATCTACCAAAATAGGTTGTCTTACCACCACTTCTATTAGTGGTACATAAAAATAGTTCGGGCTTTAATCCATTTATATCTTTCATTGATAGCAATTTAGTTCCGTCATAGTATTTATTTTCACTCATATTGTTGTACTCTTTTCTTAATTTTGTCTATAATTATCTCAATTTATTATAACATAATTATTGCAAAATTACAAGTAATATGATATAATTAAAATAGAATAAAAAAGGAAGGAGATATAAACATGGATATAAACGTAGTTATGCAGGCTATCACAACAGTAGGCTTTCCTATAGTAATGTGTTTATGTTTAGCATGGTACTGTATGAAACTAAATGAAAGTCACAAGAACGAAACAGATAGGTTTACCACTGCATTAAATGAAAACACATTAGTATTGCAGAAATTGTGTGACGTTCTGAACGTAGAAAGAAGTGATAAGAATGAGTAAAGTTGACACATACACAGATTATATGATTGCAATAGCAAATGACAACTCACATGGTTATTCACAGATTAACAGAGGTGGAAATCCTGACTTTGATTGTAGTTCATTAGTTGGTCATGCACTTGCTAAAGCAGGTTTTAATGTAAATGTGAACAGTACAACGAGAAACTTGTATGAACAGTTAAAACGCTGTGGCTTTACATCGTGTAGCAGACCTTTTCAAAAAGGTGATATTCATTTAGCAGTAGGTCATCATGTCTGTGTTTCAACAGATAGTGAACACATAGTTCATGCAAGTATTGACGAAAACGGAACTACAAAAGGAAGCAAAGCAGGAGACCAAACTGGCAGGGAAATTTGTATACGAAAATATTACAATCCTAGTTATGGTTGGTCATATCATTTACGCTATAATGAAAAAAGTAAAGGAAGTGCAAGCTATAGTATGAATACTTTAAAAAGAGGTTCATCAAATATTGATGTATCAGTTTTTGAAATACTAATGAAAAAGTTAGGTTATTACAGTGGTAGCATTGATACAAAATATGGTGCAGGATGTGTAAGAGCTTGTAAAAATTTTCAGTCAAATTATGGGTTGACTGTTGACGGAGAGTGTGGTAAAAACACATGGAATAAACTTTTTAGTTTAGGTATAAGATAATGGCATGGATTGTTAAAGTAGGAGTAGCTCAATATTTAACACAGTCTGAAATGGAAAACAATGCTACTGAGTTCTATAGTTATTTCAACAGTAAAGGTTTTACTATTGAAAGCGTAGCAGGTATGTTAGGTAATCTTCAACAGGAGTCAAATATTAACCCTGGTATGAAACAAACAGCTAGTACAAGTAGTGGTTGGGGATTGATACAATGGACACCTAGCAGTAACCTAACAGATTATGCAAATGCACAAGGTTCTGACTGGGCTACTGGTGAAATACAAACGCAGTTAATGTGGGATGAAATAATAAACGGATATGGTGGACAATGGATACCTAAACCTGCGCTAGGATATAGTTATACTGGTGATGAATTTTCAAAACTAACTGATGTCTCCGAAGCGTGTAAAGCATATCTATATGAAAGAGAACGTGCAGGAGTTGAAGCATTGAGTAACAGATTAACATATGCTAGTAATTGGTATGAATACTTAACTGGAGTTACACCACCTACACCACCTGAACCACCTGCACCAACAAAACGAAAACGTATGCCAGTTTGGATGATGTGCAGACCAATATTTTAAATAGAAAAGAGGTGATAATATGGCAGTACTTTCACATGATGATTTTATGAGTGCAGTAAAAGGTTTAGCAGGAGATAACGCTGATGATGATACTCTTACTATGATTGAAAATTTTACTGACACATTCAATGACCTTGAGACACGTGCAAATGATACCACGGATTGGAAGTCAAAATATGAACAGAATGATAACGAGTGGAGAGAAAAATACAAGGCACGATTTTTTGACGGCAGTGCAGGTACAGACCCTGCAATAGTAATTAAGGAACAAAAGGAAGATATTACCGATGACGGTAAGGAAATTTCCTTTGATGATTTATTTAAAGAAAGAGAGGGCTAAGAATTATGGCTACAAAACCAAAAATTAAAACACTTACTAATTCAAGCGTTGATATCTTAAATGCAATAAGAAACAACGCAAGCACAAATTACAGAGATTATGTACCGCAGGCTACAGCAGACTCTGACTCAATCAGAGAAATCGGTGCAGTAATTATGGACTACCCTGCTTTACAGAATGAGTTTTTATCAGCACTCGTAAACAGAATAGGTAGAGTATTTTTAACAAGTAAATCATACGACAATCCATGGGCTATGTTTAAAAAAGGTATGCTCGAATTTGGTGAGTCTATCGAGGAAGCATTTGTTAATATTGCAAAGCCGTTTCAGTTTGACCCACAGGTTGCAGAGTCAAATGTATTCAAGCGTGAAATTCCTGACGTGCGCAGTGCATTTCACATTATGAATTATCAGAAGTACTACAAAGCTACAATCTCAAATGACCAGTTGAGACAGGCTTTTCTGTCTATTGACGGCATTACAGATTTAATTGCTAAGATTGTGGACGCTATGTATACTGGTGCTAACTACGACGAGTTTCAGACTATGAAGTATATGCTTGCAAAACATATCTTAAATGGACTGATGAACCCAGTTACCATTCCTGCTATTAACACAGCAAACATGAATAGTATTGTTAGTACTATCAAGGGAGTATCAAATAAGTTTACTTTCCTTAACTCAAAGAATAACCTTGCAGGAGTTATGAACCATACACCTAAGCAGGAACAGTATTTGTTAGTTAATTCACAGTTTGACGCTACTATGAATGTCGAAGTACTTGCAAGTGCTTTTAACATGGATAGAGCAGAATTTGACGGACACCATGTACTTGTAGATAGCTTTGGTGATTTAGACATTGAGAGATTAAATATTCTCTTTGCTGATGACCCAACCTATACAGAGATAGGACAGGAAGAACTTGAAGCACTTGATGCTATCCCTTGCGTTTTAGTAGATAGTGATTGGTTTATGATTTTTGACAATTATCAGAACTTCACAGAGCAGTACAATGGTGAAGGACTGTATTGGAACTACTGGTATCACGTATGGAAAACATTTAGTGTATCTCCGTTCTCAAACAATGTTGTATTTGTTGCAGGAACACCTGCTGTAAAGACAGTTACAGTTACACCTAGTGAAGCCACAGTTAGTGCAGGTGGACAGATACAGTTAAGTGTTACTGTTGATACTGACAACTATGCACCACAGAGTGTTATATGGAGTATTGCTACTGGCGGTGATAAGGCTAGTATCTCAAGTACTGGCATGCTTAAGATTAATAGTGGCGCTGAAGCAGGAACTATTACAGTTAAAGCAACTAGCACGTTTGATAGTACAAAGTCTGGTACTGCGTCTATTACAGTTGCGTAATATTAATATGGCAGGAGAGCGTGATTGCTTTCCTGCTATTGTAAAGGTGGTGAAGATATGCAGATACAACCTAATAGCATTATCAAATTGTGTAGTGGTGTACCGATAGATAGTAGTTATAAAGATACTATTTACTTTGAAAGTAGAGAAGCACAGAAAAGTTATTTTGATAGTAAAGTTAGTAAGACTATGGACAAAGCTAGTTTTCAGAGAATTAATGGACAGCAGGGTGTTGTTAGGATGAACGCAGGAGCAGAAAATATTTATAACTGCAATTATATGATGTTTCAGAATACCAACTATACTACTAAATGGTTTTATGCTTTTATTACTAATATCGAGTATGTAAACGATAAAGTTAGTAATGTATATTTTACTATTGATGTTATGCAAACATGGTTCCTTTTTGACTGTACTCTTAAAGAGAGCTTTGTCGAAAGAGAACATCATGCAACTGATACTACAAATGACTGTTTAGTTGGTGAAAATATACCGACAGGACAAATGATGTATGACCAACCAATTAAAAGTGGAATTTTTAATGACTGGTGCTTAATAATAGTAAGTGGCGCAGATGAACAGGGTGCTATTTCAGAATTACAATATAATTATAATGGTATGTATTCACCATGTATGTTAATATATTGCGATAATGACCAGCACAGTTTAGCAGAATTTATCATGTCACTTGATAATAAAGGAAAAACAGACGAAATAATTAATATAATTTTAACTCCGAAATCAGTTATAAATCACTTATTAACAAATGGTCAAACATTAACAAATAAAAAACCTATTTATGGACTTAAACAAAATGAACCAATGCCTTTTCAGATAAATAAACCAAACAATAAAGTAGGTACTTATACACCTAAAAATCATAAACTATTATGTTATCCTTATACTTACTTGACATTAAGTAATGGTAGTGGTAATAGCATTGACTATCGCTATGAGTTGTTTGATGATATAAGTGGTAAATGTAATTTTGAAGTATTTAGTGATGTTATTAATGGATATTACATGGCAAGTCCCTTGAACTATAACGGAACAAGTAATGGACAAACAACAAGCACAGGAGATACAACAATAAATTTTGACTTTAGTTTAACACTTGATAATATGCCAATTGTACCATGGAGTAGTGATACATTTAAAGTATGGTGGGCACAAAACAAAGTAAGTGTTCAAAGTAATATAGCAACTGGTTTAGCAAAACTTACACTAGGAGCAGGACTAACAGAAGCACAATCAATGATACCAACAGGTGGTGGAATTTTTCATCAACCTAAAGTATCTGAGCTAAACCCAAGTACATCAATAAAACTTGCAGGCAATGGTCAATTTGATATAAACAATGTTATGAGACCTATGACCCCACAGTACATAGGCAGTGGTAATATGAATAGTAATCCTATACAATCAGCTATGCAGGCAGGAAGTGTTGTTAGTGGCTATTCTGATATTAAAAATAGTTTAATTCAGATGCAGCAAGCTAAAACATTGCCAGTTAGTTCAAGAGGTGGCGGTGGTAATAATGTAATGTTAGATACTACTTTCCTTGATTTTTATAGCATGAATACTCATGTACATCCTAAGATAGCAAAAATAATTGATGATTATTTTACTATGTTTGGCTATGCAACCAATGAAGTAAAAGTTCCTAACATAAATGTAAGACCACATTGGACTTATACAAAAACACAGCAATGTAATTTAGTCAGTATTAATTGTAGTAACAATGATGTAACAGCTATTAAAAATATTTTTGACAACGGAATAACATTTTGGAAGAACGCTAGTGAAATAGGTAACTATTCATTAGATAACAGTCCTAATTAGAAAGGAGGTGAGACAATGGGAAGAAGAGGTAGAAAAGCACAGTCCGAAGCATTCCTGCAAAATCAGAGAACATATCTACAGTATGTCAATAGGTTGACAGAATTAAGCATTTCAATGTTTGACTGGAAAAACCTACCAAGTACTATTGATGCGAGATTTTTAGAACTAGCACTTTTTAATGACGGAATGGCAGTATTTTTTCAGGATGAAGTCATGGGTTATTTAGGTTTACAAGTTATGATAGGTGGTAAACTTGATGTTTACAGAATACCTATTACTCGAACAGCCTTTGCACAAAATGGTTATCAAATGAAACTTGACCCTAACAACAGTGTTATTATTTTTAATAATATGCTACACACTAACAGTATACTTGATGTACAGGAAATGAGTAAAAGGCTGTATGAAATACAGAGAACTATTGACGTAAATGTAATACAGCAGAAAACTCCTAAAATTATTACTTGTACTGAAAATCAGAGGTTAGTAATGAAAAATCTGTATGCGCAGTATATGGGTAACGAACCATTTATTTTTGGCGATAAGAATTTAGACCTAAGCGGTATTAAGACTCTTGATACTACAAGTCCTTATGTTGCTGATAAGTTGTATGAATTAAAGACTCAATATTGGAATGAAGCATTGACGTACTTAGGTATTAGTAATGTTAATACTGTAAAGAAGGAAAGAATGATTACTGATGAAGTACAAAGAAACTTAGGTGGAACTATTGCTAGTAGGTATTCAAGATTGTTTATGAGACAGCAGGCTTGCGAGCAGATTAATGCAATGTTTGGACTAAACATTAGTGTTGAATATCGTGAGGATATGCAGGTACTTGATACTTATGATACTGATGAAGCAAAGTTGAGTAATGAAACTGATGTAGGCAAAGGTGGTGAGAATAATGAGTAAGTATACAACAGAGGTACGATTTATTTGTGAAAATAGTGCAGGCTTGAGTGAGAGTGAGGGCGCAGATAATGTTGATAGTATTTTAGACAGATGTTGGAATAAGGTTTTTAATTTTGACTTTCCTATCTTTGATGAAAACTATAGGCAGGTTTTGTGCAAGAAAATATTGAAGCACTATTATACGAGAGAGATTGCACATGAAACTGTGGGTAGGTGGAAGCTTGCATTAAATGCTAAGCTAAATGAGATTATGCCTTATTACAATCAGTTGTATAAGAGTGAGTTACTTGAGTTCAATCCTTTTTATGATGTTGATTTGACTAGGAGTAGAGAGGGTAGCGGTACTAGAGATACTACTGGTAGTAGTACTAGTAATAGGACTAATAGTAATACAGAGACAAATAAGAATGAGACTAAGGATGTGAATAGTGCTAGTGGCACAAGTAATACTGATACCTTGAATAGGTTTAGTGATACACCTCAAAATAGCATGGACACACAGGGTATTGCTGATAGCGTTCCTTTGACTACAGTTACTAAGGTAAATGAAGATAATACTACAACTAATAATAGCACTGATACAATTACAAGTAATGGAAGTAGAACTGGAAATGGTACTGAGAATGTAACAGGAAATAATACAGAAAATGTTAATAGCACTGATAAGTATATTGAAACAGTAAAAGGTAAACAGGGTACAGAAAATTATAGCAGTTTATTAAAGAAATTTAGAGAGACTTTTCTCAATATTGATATGCGAATAATTAAGGATTGTAGTGATTGCTTCTTTACTTTATGGTAAAGGGAAAGAGAGGTAATAATGAACGCAAATTATAAGAACTTAACAAAGTTTAGGTTTTGGTGCTTTAAAGTGTTACCACTAGTGTATGATGATGAATTAAGTTATTATGAAGTTATCTGCAAGTGTGTTGATTATATTAATAACTTGATTGAGAATGATAAAGCTATTAGTAATGATGTTGAACAGTTAAAGCAAGAAATGAAGCAGGTTCAGGAATGGATTGATAATTATGATACTAGCTTTGCAGAGAGTATTATCAGAGAGTATCTTGCTACTATGATATTTGTCACTATTAGTGACAGTGGTTATATTGTTTATAATATTCCTGCTAATTGGAAAAGTATTACATTTAATACTACTGGATTGGATATTGAAAATAATATCGGTGTTGGTAACTATGACTACGGTCATTTAGTATTAAGCTATTAAGAAAGAGAGGTAAGATTAATATGAGTAATGGTTTAATTAACAGACAGTATGTTGGTGCTAGGTATGTACCTAAGATTATGGGTGAGTGGAATAAGGCTTTACAGTATGAAGCGTTGAGTGTGGTGACGTATATGGGTAATAGCTTTACGAGTAAAGTGCCAGTGCCTGCGAATAGCGTTGATATTGATAATACAGATTATTGGGTAAATACTGGTAATTATAATGCACAGGTCACAGAATACAAGGAAATAGTAGAAAAAGAAATTGAAGATAGAAAAAATGCTGATACAGAAATATCAGATAATTTAACAAATGAAATAAATAACAGAAAAAATGCTGATACAGAAATATCAGATAATTTAACAAATGAAATAAATAACAGAAAAAATGCTGATAAAGATAACATTTTATGGATTGGAGACTCATACAGTGTAAACTATAATCATAAACTACCTAATGGTGTACGTAATATGCTTAACGCTAAAAATTGGTATGAACATAGCAGAGGTGGCGCAGGTTTTGCAGGTAAATGGGGAGGTATTGACTTTAATGGTTTAATTGATGAAGCCAAAAATGAAATGAGTGATACTCAAAAAGAAATGATAAAGCATGTGTATATAGTTGGTGGTGCTAATGATAGTAATTTTACTTGGGTAGAAATTAAACCTAAAGTTATTAGTACTGTTGCTAATGCTAGAAATAGTTTTCCTAATGCACAAGTTTGTTTTATATTTGCTAGTAGTGCATATACTGAATACTTAAAGTTACTTAATATGACTAAAAATATATCTAACGATAACTTAATGCCTTGTATATTTGCTATGTCATATTATTATTTAACTGGCGCATTTTACAACACCGATAATTTGCATTATACAGAGGAAGCAACTAATTATATTATAAGCGTTATATCTAATTTAATATGTGGTTCAAGTTATATTCCAACTATCACATATAATGTTGCAAATGCTTGCTTTGAGGGCTGGACTCCTATTAGTAAACAACTACAGGTTTCCGCACCTAGTGGTGTATTAAAAATATCTAGCCCGTATTTATCTTTATCAAAAAGTGTTGAACAGCCTTTTGAAACTGACCTATATAATAATACTATATTATTAAAAAGTAAACCTATTAGTGATACTGATAGAGATGTATTTCCGCTATTACCGACTAGAATATATGTACAAGTAAAAATTAAAGATGTTATTTATAATGATTATTTAGAGTGCGAATTAGATAATTCAACACATCAATTAATATGGTCAACAAATAATTCATATCCTGCTACCAAAGATATGATTATAAAAATTATAGGATAATATCACACACCTAAGCACGTGTATAAACTGCTTATTTTTATGACTTGCTAACGTTGTACCGCTGCAACGCGTCACCACTTTACCACTGCGCAGTGTCAACCTTGTACCGCATGGCG